CATCCGCACCGCCACACCCTCCCCCTCCCCGCACCGCCACACCCATCCCCGCACCCCATACATGGAACAACCAATGGATTGGGGTAATTTGCGGAGTGAGTGGAGTCGAACCCGCGAGGGTGAGGCGAAACGAGCAAAGCAAATTACATTATAAGGTAATCTTGACACCACCAGCTGCCACCGCGGGCCTGGCTTCCATCGACGCTTTCGGATCAGGTGGTGTGGGCGGAGCGATCATAATCGGAACATAACGCAAATCCTCTGGTTTCAAAATGAACGCATAACCCACCGACGCAAACTTATCTTCATACGCTTTAAGTTTCTCATCACGCACCTCTTCCTGAAAACACATGGCTGCGATCTGACACCCCCACGTATATGGCCCATTATGTCCGTCATTAATAGGCCGTCCTCCTTTATCTGGAATCACAAGACACATATTCTTCTTATTTGAATCTTTGAATGTTTGAGGATCCGCGACATTCTTAACGCCAAAATACGTGTATTTCGTGAGAAAAAGCGAATTTGAACTCATATTGATCAACTCAAATAGTTTGGTATTTCGGTAGATCGGATTGGTTCCATCCACCATCAATATTATTTTCCCTTTGAAGTCCAAGAGATCCTCATTCCCTAAATCTTTCGTTTGATACTCGCGACCGTACTTCGGCCCCAAGAGGTTTCGAGCGACGGTTTTACTCTGAGAAATAATCTTCGCCAGATTATCATACATTGTGACATTTCGCGACATCATGCGCATGTGAATAATAAAAGGGTCGCCTGGATTTGGACACTTCGACCCGGAAAATACGTAACTACCTAATACTTCAAATGCGTCACTTACCGGAATATGATTAAACGTTTCCTTATAATTGAATGAATTCACAGAAGATGATGCGATGACTGGCTGATTTTCCACAGAAAACACCTCAAAGTCGATAAACCGACAACCACGCGCAATCACATATAAGAGCGCATCCATGCTTACGGTCGAGTTCTTGAATTTATCTGGATTGAATGCGTTATATGCGGATTTAATATAATAATCGCGCAACTTGAATTTACTCTGACTATCATCAGGATTGATTGATGTGATGTTTTTATCGATGAACTCTTTTGTATTTTCATCCGGATTTTCCAACCCTTCTTTTACGGCGTTGTTTGTGGCGCCGACTACCGGTGTCGGGGTCGGGGCGGGGGCGGGCGTCGTGATGGCCATCGTATCAAGCATGGTTGCCGCCTTTTTACGTTGATTTACAGTCATGTCATTTTCCGATGTATCGACCGTAAAATTCTCGGTGGATAATACAGGTGTGTTACTATTTTGAAATAATTCGGTCAATCGGGTCAATAGTTCGGGCTTTGCCTTTGCCTTTGCTGCGCTCGCCGCATCTTCTTCGGCTTTCTTCGCACGACGAACGTCTGCGTCAAATCCTTCGCGTATCGCCTTTGCTTGATAACATCGCGTTTTAATGAGTTCAGATATCTTCCATATTGCGAATACGATTATAATCACGCCGATGAATACGAACTCTATTTGATTTTCCTTCATTCTGTTGTATATAATATAGATTTTTATATAGAGTTATTATAACATAACATATAATATCCAACGAATAAATACTAAATGACTGGTGGTTTATTGAATCTGGTCGCTACAGGCAACCAAAATGTTATTCTCAATGGCAACCCAAAAAAGTCGTTTTTCAAAAGCACATACCTTAAATATACGAATTTCGGTCTTCAAAAGTTTAGAGTTGATTTCGACGGTCAGAAGAAGTTGCGTATGACTGAAGAGTCCAAATTCACATTCTATGTCCCGAGATATGCGGAACTACTCATGGATACCTATATTTGCGTTACACTCCCATCGATTTGGAGTCCGATTCATCCTCCTGCTCGTGTGGAAGACATGTGGGCGCCATATGAATTTCGGTGGATTGAAAACGTAGGAACGCAAATGGTGAAGGAAATCGTGATTTCAGTGGGCGGTATGACCCTCCAGCGTTTCACCGGCAACAATTTGATGTCGATTGTAGAGCGCGATCTCGATAATACCAAGCGGGATTTATATAATGATATGACTGGACATGTGCCTGAATTGTATAATCCAGGGTGTTCAGGCGCGCGATTGAACCAATACCCGAACGCATATCGCACAAGTAATGTCGCAGGTGCTGAACCGTCGATCCGTGGGCGAAAATTATATATTCCCATCAACGCATGGTTCACGCTTTCGTCGAAGATGGCATTTCCGCTTGTTTGCCTTCAGTATAACCAACTTCAAATTGACGTTACACTTCGGCCGGTGAAGGAGTTATTCACGATACGTGATGTCGGCGATCCGGGGAATTACTGGCCAGTTGTTCAACCCGATTTTACGAATCCTCTTCATCAGATGTGGCGATTCTTATACCCGCCACCAAGTATTGATTTATCTCTCAATTCGTATCCGAGTCTTCGCACAGATTGGAACGCCGACGTTCATTTGATGGCGACCTACTGCTTTCTCTCGGATGAAGAATCGAAAGTCTTCGCGGCCAACCAACAAAAATACCTGATTAAATCATATTACGACTGGGTGTTCAATGATGTAACCGGTAATAAGAAAATCAAAATAGAGAACTCGATGGGAATGGTCGCGTCATGGACGATGTTCTTTCAGCGAAGTGATGTAAATATGCGAAACGAATGGAGCAATTATACAAACTGGCCGTATAACTATTTACCGTATGATATTATTCCTGCGCCGATTGATGATGACTGGCGGCCGTCGGCGTTTAACGAGATTGTTGCTGCGTCGAGTGATATGCCATCAAATCCGTCGTTTCCACACGACCGCTACTACCTTGATAAAAATGGACCGAAGAACGGGATCGGGCCTGGAATCAACCCGAAGGATAAACGCCTTACTGGACTTCATATTACAGGCGACTTCCAATCGGAGAACGAGCGCGATATTTTACAGATGCTTGGAATCTCTCTGAACGGGAAATACCGAGAGAATTTATTGGATGCGGGAGTGTATAATTACATCGAAAAATATACACGAACACGTGGGAGTGCGAAACCGGGCATATACTGTTATAATTTTTGCCTTAATTCGGATCCGTTCGATTTACAACCTAGCGGTGCGATTAATATGAGCAAGTTCAATCAGATAGAGCTGGAAATTGCGACGATATATCCACCGTTGGACTCTGCGGCGGAGGTGAAGGTGATTTGTAATCCGAATACACGAGAGATTATCGGTATCAATAAACCGAATGTGAATATTTATCTCTATAATTATGATTTACATGTGCTGGAAGAGCGGTATAATGTGCTGACGTTTGTGTCGGGCAACTGCGGGCTGATGTATGCTCGTTAATCCGAGCCGGTGAAGCCGATGCTCGTTAATTCGAGCCGGTGAAGCCGATGCTCGTTAATTCGAGCCGGTGAAGCCGATGCTCGTTAATTCGAGCCGGTGAAGCCGATGCTCGTTAATCCGATGCGATGTGATGCGAACGATAATAATCTCTATATAATATAACTTATATGGCGGACGAAGAAGAAAACGAAGATGTCGTTGCTGCTAACGAAGACGGCGAGGACGGCGAGGACGGCGAAGACGGCGAGGACGGCGAAGAAGAAGGAACGTTTAGCAAAGTAGGCGGAATGTTCGGAGGAGATGACGAAGGCGAAGGCGAAGACGAAGGCAAGGACGATGACGAAGGCAAAGACGGAGATAAACAAAAGGTGAAACCGAAATCACTTTTCGATATCGCGGCGCTTAAAGAATTCGGTCTGAGTGTATTGACACTTTTTATCGAAACCATCATTATTTCTGTCATTTGTGTAAATATTCTCTTTTTTTCGGCACCAGAAAGTATTCGCGATAATGGGCTCAATCTGAATAAACTATTCCCAACTGACCGACATGAATGGCCCTATTGTTATACGAATGAATATACGTCATGTGACGCGGATTGCGACGATAAATTCGGCGGAATCGCGGATGACCCTAAAATCGAAACTGCTAAAAAAATATACCTGAAAATCGCTATTATTCTTGATACATACATGTTCAAATGGTTCTGCCTTACCAAAGAAGATGTAGATATGGTGAAGGATAGTGTAGATGAAGGGGTTACAAAAGTGAATCTTCTGAACTGGGATTTCATTAAGGCACGTTTTAAGCAATGGATTAACAACGCATTCATATTCTCATTCTCAACCGACCGTGAGATGATGCGGTATGTCTTCGAAACAATAACAAAAATTTCAAACGCAATACCTGTAGAATTATACGATGTCGTATCCCCGCTTCTTATTCTATTGATGCCGGTTGTTTTTCTTCTTTTCATGGGTTTTATGCTTATGGGAGGACCATTTTTTACTACGGTTATTGGAATGGTATTGAATCCAACCGACAATCGTAAAGAATTCATCGGTGGGTCATTATGGTCATTATTTACAGGGTTCGGTCTTGGTATATTACCAGTTATCTCTTATTTTGTTCAACTATTCCAATTCATCGGAACATTCTTTATTTATCCGCTTCTTCACTGGGACCAATATCGCGAGTTGTATTCACGGTATGTTCCGATTATATTCTTCTTCTTTAATTTGACGTTGATGTTTTATGCGTTCGAGTATTTAGATTTGAATGTTGCCGCAATCGTCATTCTCATGCTCTTGATATTGTATTTAACACATTATTGGCAAGGAATTATGGATTTTTTCAGCACGCTTAAAAACTGGGGCGCATAGCGGAGCCGAGCGGAGCCGAGCGAAGCGAAGATAAACAACATAAATAATATCGTATAAGAAGTATTATATTCATTTATACGATAATATGGGTGGAAAAAATAAATCGGCGTCGTCGTCGTCGGCGTCGTCGGCCGCATCCACGACAACCGTCGAGAAATCAACCCCCGAGTATTTCAAGAAATATCCGTTTGTCAGTGTTTGCACGCCCACATTTAACCGCCGCCCATTTATTCATGCCATGATTACATGTTTTAACGAACAAGATTATCCACAGGATCGCATGGAGTGGATTATTATCGATGATGGAACCGACCCAGTGGAAGACCTCGTCGCGTCACATCCTCGTGTCAAATATTTTAAATACGACACTAAAATGACACTTGGAAGGAAACGCAATCTTCTTCATGAAAAGTCGCGCGGTGAAATATTGGTGTATATGGACGATGATGACTATTATCCCCCCAAACGCGTCTCTCATGCGGTAGAAATGTTGGTTTCACATCCGGAAGCGTTGTGCGCGGGTTCAAGCGAGATTTACATTTATTTCAAGCATATTCAACAAATGAAACGGTTTGGCCCTTATGGCCCGAACCACGCTACGGCAGGAACGTTTGCCTTCAAGCGCAAGTTGATAAAAAACAACCGGTATAATGATGATGCGTGCTTGGCAGAAGAGCGCGCGTTCTTGAAGGATTACACCGTCCCGTTTGTTCAACTGGATCCGATGAAAGTGATTCTCGTCTTTTCGCATGAACATAACACGTTTGATAAGCGCAAGCTATTGGTGAATGCGAATCCGGATGTTGTGAGAGATTCACCGAAGAAGGTGATGGATTTCATCAAAGACCATAATCTTCGTAAGTTTTATATGTCCGATTTGGAGAAATTACTGGAGGATTACGCGCCGGGACGACCTGAAATGAAACCCGATGTCATCGCGCAGACGCTTCAACTTGAGAAGGACCGCGCGAAGATGGCAGAAGCTGCGGCTGCGGCTGGCGGCGGCGGCAAAATCGTCTTACAACAGGCAGGCCAACCGCCAATCGAATTGAATAATCAGCAGGTCGTTCAGATTCTTCAGAATTTACAGGTAGAGGTTGATTCACAAAAGAAAGAAATCGAGCGCCTAACGTGCGAAAATGAGGCATTGAGGCAGAAATGTGCTGATGCTTATGCGGCCGCGGATGCCGCCGCCGATGCTGCTGCCAATACTGAAACGATTTACGTATAATCAGTGCGTAATACCTAGACTAGACTTGAACGAGTAAAATAATATCATATTACACCTTTTGATATTATTATTAGTATTATTATGCCTTGACGATTTCGACGGAGTTAATCTTCAAGTAGAGAAAACTGTTCTTAGATTCATGGATAATGAATTCGTGGGTTTTGTTATATTCTTGGAATTTCTCTTTGAGAATATTTTCAATTTCGCTTACGGGGAGATCGTCGTCTTTTGTCTTGTAACTGGATCTCTCGCGGTCGGCATTCGTGTCACTGTCGTCGCTGTCATCATCGCGGCGCTTTTTCGACTTGGACTTCGACTTGGACTTTGACTTCGACGCATTTTCTTGGTTGTCGGGAGGAAGATATTCCCATTCGCCGAGAGATTCGAGGGTCTGATTATTTGTATTGAATATGACCGAATCAGAATTAAACACAAGAGCAGAACCGGGTGCGTGATTATAACCATCAAGTTCGATTTCAGTGATCAGGTCAAACTCGTCCAAAAATTGGGTTTTACGAAGATAGCTACGAATATAATTTGTGATTTCGGGTGTTATTTTTACAGTATAGATCTTGTTGGCGCTTTCGCTCTCACTACCACTGCTGCTGCTGCTGTCACTGTCGCTACCGCTGTCGCTACCACTGTCACTGCCGCTTCCCTCGCTTTCACTCTTGCTCTTGCGCTCAGCGCGGTCTTTCTTTTTAGGCGCGGCAGAAGGTGGATTTAGTGAAACACACTCTACTTCAGTATCTAAAATCAACCGATATTTTGAATCAAATGAAATCGAAGCACCCATTTTGAATTTTGTTCTAAATATTCGTAATATCTTTTCGGCATTATTCAAACGCATGGCGTCGCTTCGCTTCGCTATATTACATCACATTCCCATTCGTCACTTTCAGGCTCCATTTTCTCCATATATTTGTCTAAATAGCGATAAATCCGATTTACATCCAATTTCGTTATTTCATACATTTCTAAAATCCGCGGGATTTCTTCTTCGCTATACTGTTTTTTCAACGTCATGAAAAATGTAAAAAGGTCGCGTTGGTCCATCGAGAGTTGAATACACAAGTTCTGTATAAATAACTGGTTGTTATACTCGGTGCTATATTTAGTAAGGACCTTGGTAAAACGAACCTCTGTCGGGTGAAACCGCGCCTTCTTCGGAAACGATTTGTGATACAAGTAATGGTTATAAAACGTCTTGATGAGCGATGATAATTCGTTAAAAAGCCAAATCTGGTTCTGAAATGTGATTCGGTCGAAGTAGTCGGCCTGACAGATATTGTTAAGTACCAGTTTATAAAAGGGCGCACTGACGCTTACGGGCATTTTTTCAAGAACATCGATGACGTTTTCATGCCATAATAGTCCGATTGTCGTGCGGTCAGTCTCGTTGATAAGCACATTATGGTCAGATATAGGGTATTCCGTATTCAGTAATTTTTCGGTTATCTTTTTGATGTCTTCGTTGTATGTTTTCGGCTGAAATATCGCGTGAAGAATATTATTCGCGAGTATCGTATTGGATTTTTTACTCATCTCCATAACAGCACATAGCTTGCGCAGATTGCCTTGAACAAATTCGATGACGTTCTTTCGCATCGTCGCATCAATACTTGGCAACGTGAGGTCAATAATCTGTGTCATTTGCGCAGGTGTCGGTGTTTTCAACTCATACACATAACATACCTTCATCAGTTCTTTGATTTTCTTGTCGATGTGATAATTTCCGATACAGATGATGGGGTTCATCGTGATTTCTTCCTGTTTCTGTTTCTTCGTCTTTTTAGGACGAATTAGTTTGATCAGCGACGTGATTCCGCCTTTATCGCCATTATTCATTCCGTCGAGTTCATCCATAACGACGACGATTTTCTGGACTTTACGCTGGAATATCGACATAATGTTTTTATCGGAGATGTTGTGCTGGGTGATCGAGTCGATGATGGACTTGTTGCGAATATCACCTGCGTCATATTTCACCATATCGTAACTCAACTCCTTTAATAGACGCACGACGAATTCGGTTTTTCCGCAGCCTGGCGCACCATAGATATAAATACCTCGCTTGAATGTGAGGTCTGATTTGTTTGTTTGAAATGACGCCAAGAAATCGCGGATATTGTTGTATATAGATTCGCGGCCAAGAAATGCGGTATAGTTTGCCATTATAACTAACCGATGGGCGTTGATCTATCTATGTATCTATGTATCTATGTATCTTTTTTTGTGTTTATATATTATAACTTGGTATATTCAGAAAATGAACGCAATTCAGGAATTGTTTGCTCCTCTTGATAAGGATTATTGTCTGCTCTTTTATTGGCTCACTGTCGCCAATTTTATTTTCTTGGCAGTTGCTGCCCTTGGCTTCGTTTCATCGCTTGTCCTTTTATTTAGGGGAAAAATCACCATAATGAGCGGGTTGTATTCGTTCTTGATGATTTTGGTGTATGCTCTCATGTACTTCCAGACACGTCTATTCTACTCGATGTGCGTCACTAGCAATATGAAGGCTGGCACATATGGCATGGGCGGCGCTCCTTCTGACTCTCTTCCCTCCGTTGCACAGCAGGCATCAGGTGCGGCACCCGGCGCTTATCGCATGTAAAGCGCCCCGACGCCCCGACGCACACGCATCATGACATAATAAATTGGTTGGTATTATGTCATACTATTACTATTTACCGGCGGTTAGCTGGAACATTTCAAGGAAGCCGCACGTGATTTTTGCCCATCGACAATACCCTCCCATGCTACATACCCACCATCAATGTTGGCGAGACCAGAACCGCTGTAGGTCGCTGCTTTTACTGTATCGAAATTAGCACAGTTATCTGTTTGAGATGACGCAATAGTAGCACTAGCGGATAACAAACCGTACGTATCGACACATGCGTTGCCAGCAGAATTCAAACTCATACGGTCAGGGCATCTGGAAATCTCAGGCGGCCACTTCTGCGAACTCTTGGACTTCCATAGCAAAATCGCGACAGTACCGACGGAGATAACAAACGCGATAATTGCCAAAATCAGCACCATTTTTTGTATGGAAAGGTTGAAAAAGCTGCTAAACCCGCCTTCACCTCCCGCGCCACTTCCGCTGGAACTAGAACCCGATGACGAACTTCCAAACGCGGAAGACCCGATATTTTTTGAACTCGAAATAAAATCCATAGATAGATAACAGACGTATAAATATTAGTTATATAAATATATACTATATATACTAGTATATACAATAACCGGCGTATTTTCGTATGAACCGTTTTAATTATCGCACAATTCCCGAAGAAACATTTATTGGACAACCTAAAAACGGTCGTCTTGATATTATTACTCCACCCATACAAGACCAGTTTGCGTTATATGACAAAAATCCGGTTCATCAGTGTGTGACATATCGTGACGCGTTGAATGGTATTTGGGAAAACACCCCGCTTTCAAATGCGTTCTTTAGCAAAGATAATATGCAAATTATTCAGAATGGAATTCGCGCTGGCGTGTATCAGCGTTCGCGTGGTAAGTACGTCATCGGCGAACAGGATTGCGATACACTCCGCATCATCATGCGCACGATTTATCTTCAGAACTCGGCGAATGCCCCCACCGATATTCGCGAGCAGATTATTGAGTTGAACGAGTTAGTATTTGAATATTGTGTTCCTCGTGTTCATGGCGAGGCGGAAGGCTACATTCAGTATAAGCGTGATGTGAGTAATATGTACACGCCGATTGCTCACCCGAACTTCTCGGATTACAAGCATAAGACGCTAGAGTTGAAGCCGTGGTTTTAGTTGCTCACTCGTTGCTCCACTCGGCTATGGCCTCCTTTCGCGCCTCGTTCGCCTTTCTCTCTCGGTCTCCACTCGGCTATGGCCTCCTTTCGCGCCTCGTTCGCCTTTCTCTCTCGGTCTCCACTCGGCTATCGCCTCCTTTCGCCCGAGTTCGCCTTGTTTGATATGGGTGTTACTACCGAGCCATATCAGACAAGGCGAGGCGAGTCGAATGGAGCAACGCGAAATGAGACGGAGCCGAGAAACGAAATGAGACGGAGCCGAGAAACGAAATGAGACGGAGCCGAGAAACGAAATGAGACGGAGCCGAGAACCCGAATAATAAAAAATATACATGTGTATTTATTATTATTATTACACCTGTGTATATGTATTACCTTCTTACATATATGCTTACGCCTTCTTCACGACCATCTTCTTCTTTGTTGGTGCCGCAGCGCCTCCGCCTCCTCCTTTCGAAGCCATACTCACAACACTCGCCTCCGCCGCCGCCGACCACTTCTTATACTCCACCTCCAATTCATCCAAGTCGCGCACCCACAATGCTTGAATCGATGTATCTGCGAGTTGCTGGTGTTGCGCGCGCTTGGTGTCGCGTTCGGAGAGCAGGTGTCGGACATTCTCATCCGATACACTATCCATCGGCATCTTCAGCAGATATTTGAATTCGGTATCGCCGTCGATATGTTCATACCCGTGCTCCGTCATCTTCGCGAAGATCGCCTCCTTCGTCTGTCGGCGCAATTCCAGTTTGTCATCAAGCACTTCCTGAATGTATCTGGCGCGGTTGGTGAGCACACGCAGCTCATTCGTCAGCTGAGCCAACATCGCCGCCTTGCGTTTGGCGTAAAGCGCCAGTCGCTCCACGTAATAATCCTCGATGATGTCGTAGATGGTCGCATACTTCCGGAGTTTCTCGCGCGCATCAAAGAGGTTCATATTCGTCGTGCTTTGGGTCGTGAATAATCCGAGCAGCTTCTCGAGTTTGTTGGTTCCTGCGTCGGCATCGATGATGGCGGCTTGTAAGTCTTTCGGTGTATGCGGGTAAGATGGATGAAACGTCACGGTAATATCCACAACAGTGTCGGTGGACATGTCATTGTATTCTTTGAGGACGGGGACGCCGACGCCCTTGTCGGCCTTGTCGGCCTTGTCGGCCTTGTCGGCCTTGTCGCCCTTGTCGGCCTTGTCTTTATCTGCCACAGCAGGCGATTCCATCAACTTCTCCAAGAATACTTTGTAATCATCGGTCCATGTTCCAATCGGGAGCTCGGTGATGCGGACTTTACGGTCGGCGATGATTTCATAGGTGCCTTTGATGAGGTATTTCGCTGCGACACTAGTCGCGGCACCGGAGATCGCCGCCACATGGGATGTGGCGATATTCCGTATCGTTCCTTTGAACCCCTTGAAGTAGGGTTCGATTACGGGGCGGTCGGCCACAGAAGTTGATGAGAGCATCGCGCGAACATACGCGATGATGTGTAGCGGGTTGTACTGAAGAACCTCTGTGCTAAATCCCGTTCCGATTCCCTTCGTTCCATTCACGAGAATCATCGGGATTGCGGGCGCGTAATAGATTGGCTCCACCATCTGCCCGTCGTCATCGATGTAAGTCAATACCGCATCGTCTTCTTGGCGGTAGATGAGTCGCGTCAGTTTGTTGAGTTGGGTGAAGATGTATCTTTCGCTCGCGGAATCTTGCCCTGCAGCACATCTCGTGCCAAACTGACCATTCGGTTCTAACAAATTAATATTGTTGCTGCCGACGAAATTCTGCGCCATCCCGACGATCGCCGCATTCAAACTCGCCTCGCCATGATGATACGCCGAGTGCTCGCTAACATACCCGCTGAATTGCGCCACTTTTATTTCTGTTTTGAGCCCCCCCTTCTTGAATGCCGCATACAGGATTTTACGCAGCGAGATCTTCAATCCATCCATCAGGTTGGGGATCGAACGCTCGTTGTCGTAGATGGAGAAGTGGATGAGGCCGCGGTCGATGAACTCTTCATAAGGGATTTCGGGTTTCGATGTATCAAGGAACGCCTCGCGTGAATAGTTCGACAACCACTCTTTCCTGTCATCCGCGCGCTTTTTATTGAACGCCATATCTAGGTGATCGTCGCTCTCTTTCCCAGTATGAACAAACGACACCATCTTCTTATGCTCGAAGTATTCCTTGAACTCCTTCCCAGTGCTTGTGCCTAAACCCTTGTAATATTTGGTGTTCCACCCCGATGGCACGACTGCGTCGGGAAATTGCTTCTTCCATGCTTCATACTCGCCATCATTGTAGAACAGGATTTCTTGCGCACCGCGACGCGCCTTCAGGATGGGTGTATTCATGAACCCGATGAAACCGGGAATCTTCGTAAGCGACGGCCATTCTGTTTGAAACAGGTTGATTCCGAGACCCTGAATATGTGCGCCATCTAAATCCTGATCGGTCATGAAGAGCACCTTTCCATAACGCAGCCGCGTGGCGACATCCGCAGAGGTGTATGTCTTGCCAGTTTCAAGACCGAGAATCTGCTTTATTTCCGCGATTTCACGATTCTCCGAGATGCGTTTCGTCGTCTCGCCATGAACGTTGAACAGCTTCCCCTTCATCGGATACACCCCGATATAATTCCGGTCTTCTTTGCTCAACCCGCTGATAATACCAGCTTTGGCTGAATCACCTTCACATAAGATAATCGTACATTGCGCGGATTTGTCGGCCGATCCCGCATAATTCGCGTCGATGAGTTTAGGAATTCCGCGGATCGTCTTGGTTTTCGCGCCGTCGGTCTTCTTCGCGGCTTTCGTATCTTTGACCTCCGTAAGCGCACACGCAGCATCCATGACACCCATTTTCGCGAGTTTCTCGATGAATTCGTCACTCACTTTACACGACGACCCGAAATTCGCGACAGCGGTGCCGAGTTCGTCTTTTGTCTGACTTGAGAATGATGGGTTCTCGATATCACAACGCAGGAAAAGCATCAACTGCTCCTTGATTGTATTCGGCTTGACATCCACCTTCTTCTTTTTCTTGATGACCTCTGCGAGTTTGCGGACGATTTGGTTGGTGATGTATTCGACGTGCTTGCCGCCCCTCGGAGTATAGATGCCATTCACGAAACTCACGTGAGCAAACTCGTCTGTGGTGGTGAGACACACAACATACTCCCAACGAGGGTCGGGGTTCTCGTAGATGCGCTTGACGCCTCCGCCGCTGCTGCCGCCTTCGCCGCCGCTACCCTTCGCGCCGATATACAAATCAACATACTGCTGAAAATGACGCACCGGAACAAGCGCGCCGTTGTATTTCACTTTCACGCTCTTGTCGGTGACTGCGGCAATATCATATGTGCGTTTCA